GGGAATACTTTTATTGTTGTTTCCATATTCGTTTAATTTAAAGGGTGCAATTAAGCACCCGTGATTTAGTTTATTAAATTCCGTAATACATTGAATCCTGACAACAAGAGCAGATACCTCTAAAACAATCTTGCTTTAACGCTTCTGCTTTCTCTTGTTGAAAAATAGCGTCATAAATCGCCTCACCTTTGCGTGAATAACCATCCCAACCTCTTAACTGGTGATGCAATGGCTTAGATTGTGGCATTTTAAACCAAGATTGCTTAGGCAACCATTGTTGATACCAAAACGGGGTGCTTGAAAATTGCTGTCCTTTAAACTTGCCAAAGTTTAATACAAAATCGTTGATTGAGTTGTTTAGGTTTGTCATATTGTTTCCGTGTTCCATGGTTCAAATATCATATTTTATTTTGTAAAAACAAAAAAGATAGGACACTTTTTTTAGTGAACGTATCAAAATGTTTAGTAAACGAACAGATTATTTAAGATTTTTCAGCATATCCACCAATTTTGGGTGGGGATATACATCAATTTTATCGTAACGTACCGAATTATGGGTATATACCCCATTTACGTTTTTTAAGGCTCGTGGCGTAACATCCCAAATATCCTGATGGTAGGTAAGGTCTATGCCGTATTTCTGCCCCCAATGCTTTAATAATGCCTCTACGGCTTCAATCTGTGCATCGGTGTAATTGTGAAAATACTTATATCCTTTAAATGGTTTATCCAATGTGCAAACCTCATCGGCTGGTACTTCCTTGTTAACGTAATTATAGAATTTATCACCCTTTTTTGTGAGCTGTCCCCAACAACATATCTCAATACCAATGGAAGATTTATCCAATGGAATAAATGTGCAACCATTTTTACGGAATACATCGTTGGTTAACCCAAGGTGATACCCCCAATACTGTGAACCAAACCCTTGTATAATTTCACCCTTGGAATTAATTACAACACAGGTTGCAATTTTTTTGCCTTGTGATTCCCACCACCCAAATACAGATTGGGCATTGTCATTACCTGCGGTATGGTGTAAATATACTTGTGATTTATTCTTGGGTTCGTGGAAATACCCACGGAATGTAATTTGTTTAGTTTTCATTCTCGTTTTCTATTGTAAAGAAATTAGATAGGAACTTACCAACGCCACCAACAATGGCACAACCAATCATTACGGATGGATGATCCATATTAAACCCTGCAACCATTATTGATGCAGCCGCAAGGCTATCACCCAATACCCTAATACGTTTTGGGGTTGGACTAAAATAGGGTTTAAGCTTCACCCTTGACCTCTGCTTGGTTTCCATGATTTGTGTTTGTTAATGTGCTTGGTATGCCGACCAAGTTTCCTCTTTGGCTTTTTACGAAATAGTGTTACTGATGCCTTAACCTTTGCCATCCAATGCCTTGATTTTTTTAATCCAATAAACTATGGCAAATAAACCTGATACAATACCAACAAGTGCCAACACAAATGCGGCTACTGGTTGCCAAGTTTGGGAAAAATGTATAATTGTAGCACTTCCGCTTATTGTGGTTGCTATCGTTGCGGTGGTGTCGTTAAACTTGTTCATTGAATGGTGTGTATTGTATTCTTTTAAGTTGCTCTAATTGGTCGTGTATTTCTACAAAATTAGAATCTTCTAAAACTTCTAATCCTACAATAAATCTACCACTCCCATCGACTACGAATAATAACTCTGATGCGTTATTTTTATACCCGTTTAATTTGTTGTATTGTTCGATATTTGGATGCAAAACTATCATAATGAGGTAATGTAAGTTGATAATGCCGAATTTAATGATGAATTTTCTGTTGCTAATGATGCTCCAGCAAATACGCAACTTATTCGAGTTGTTGTATATGAAGATGGTGAACCATTACTATTTAGGGCATTAATAAAGATTGATACAGTCGGTACATTTCCACTAATATTTGTATTCGTTCCTACAACACCAGTCGAATTAAGATATCGGCAACCCGTTGACGCAATTCTATTGAAATGCCTTAATCCTAAATTTGATGAAGATGCGGTTAATACACCACCTACTGTTGTATTTGAATTAATTAATAATGTCGCTTCATTAGTTCCAACGGGGTAATTAAGTCCAAGAGATGCACTATTCCTACAACCTATATTAATTTTTGATCCCGATGTATCTAATCCAGAAAATGCCCAATAACCAAATGAACAATTGTTTAATGCATAATTAACGCCATTGGATGGTGTAAACGAGGTATTTACATAGCTACTTGTACCATTTCCGTTAAAGCCTTGATTTGTTGTAAATGTAGGGCTATTGATTGCAGTCATCACAACTAAACGTTTCCAATCAATTAGGGCAAAATTACTATTGCCATCGGTTGCGAACATTGCAAACGCATCTAACTTACTCCATATACCAGCAGATTTTAAATCAATTAATAACTGATTTTGCAAGGTTTGTTGCCCCGCACTTGGTAGGGTGTAACCTTGAGTGGTTGCGTAATTTAACACCGCTTGGTAGTCTGCATCAAATCCACCTGCAAATCTTTGTCGGTGTACACCTACACCAATGCCAACAAACATAATTTATTCGTTGTATAGGATTATTGAACCACTTGTTAGGGTAATGGATGTAATCCAATTATCATCAGGTAATGAAATAAACATACCTTGACGCAATGTTACACCTGTTAATCCCATTGTAGTCATCATTGATGTGGATGTTCTATCCAATAATGCACTTACTACACAATCGGCATTGACTACAAATCCACGAAATCTACCTGTTGTGGCTGATGTTCCTGAAACAACTCTGCATCCTGTATATCCTGCGGAGAATGATCCTGCTGCTATTGACATAATTTTATATTTTTAATTTTAATTTTGTTGAACTTGTACCCCTGTAACATTGCCCACACCTTGTGCTTGTAAACTACCATCGCAACACTTACGGGAATACTTGCCATTCTTACATAGACAAGCTCTATTCCCCCCAGGCTTTGGCGAACTTCGTGATGGTGTTACCCAATGTTTACTCATATTTATAAAACGATTATTTATTGGAATGTTCTATTTGAATAACTTATACAATCCAAATGCACATAATATCACACCAATCCAAAAAAACACACTATGTGCAGTTGTCCATGCTTGTTTTTTGGCATCTAATACAACCTTTGGTGGTAGGGTAATGGTTTGTGTTATTCTTATGGTGTCGGGTTTTTGCCTTATCCATACTTTGATTTTATTGTAATGGCGTACAATCTTAACCCTAACAGAACCCGTGTCAATTTGGATAGTGTCAATTTCCGTGGTTGTAAACGTGTCATGGAAATATATTGAATCACGCACAACAAATGTATCAATCCTAACTTTCACCTTGCACAATTCGGGTTGTTTCTTACACGCCTTTTCAATATGATATTCTGCACTACATCCCGTAATTAACAACATCAATATTAATGCCTTGGTGGTTTTTGTGAATAAATCACATTTTACCACATTAGCAACCTTTACCTTTGCCATATACGTTTTTAATTTTTCAACCTTATTTGCCTTTGGGGCGTAGGTTTTTTTTACATTAGATTCCATCCAGTATAATTAGTTGGGTATGATGTTGGGTATTGACCTGCATTTTGGTTAGCGGTATATTCAGGGAATAACTGCGGATAGTAGCTCAAATAATCTACCAATCTTCTGCGGTAGGTATCCGCCATTGCCCGTGTACGTTCCACCAATGTACTTATTTCACCTGCATCGGGTAATTGAGTACCTTCGGGGGTATTCCTTACAATCCCTGCATTGCTTACCTCGTATCCGTGAAACAACAATAAATCAGCCATTGAATAATGGATAAGCATCGGTTGTACATAATCGGATACCAATGTAAGGTAATTGCCTGTTAATACATTATTCTTAACATCGGTCAATATCTTACGATACAATAACGTACCCAATAATTGTTGAACCTCAATATCCTGTGCCACCTTAATGAATGGCGTTATCTTATCAATATCAAAATTACCACTTAACTGGGTGTACTTAAATAAGTCATCCTTGGTAATCAGTAAAACATCATCGTTTGCGTACATGGTTTATTTATTTTTTAATGAGCCTCTATTTGGTAAATCGTTTGTTTTTACGGATGCTATATCCCAAGATGGTGGGTCAAATGGTACACCTGCTCTATCTGCACTTTGTGAAGATACTCTATCGTAATTGTCCACTATATCCCTCATGTTCTGTTCTTTTTCTTCCGATGTCAATGGTATGATTTTACCATTAATCTTTTTTCTTCTGTATGTCAATCTGAACCATTGGTGTTTACAATACACCCCACCCTTATACTTCCATATTGAATAGGATGATTTTCCCGATGGTGCAAATTGTCCGTTAATACCTGCATCACCCATTACATCAATATCCTCTCTACGGTATGTTACCCCCAATTTTGCATTGGCAACCATATCTTTACAAAATATGCGGCTATTATCTTGAACACGGAATGGTGCGTATCGGTAACGAATTAAATAAATACCCTTGTCATCCTTGGATTTCTCATCAGGGTTGGCAAATCGTTTAAAAAATTCGTGGCGTGATAGGTGTTGTTCGTTGTCGGGGTCATCCACAGGGGATTCATCAATTAACTCCCATACACTTTCATCGATAATTTGACCTTTGTCTTTTAAATATTCAATCCATTCTTGTTCGGCTTCCTGTGTGAATTCAGGTCTATCGGCACTCAATTTAGCGTCAAAATCATACTTTTTTTTTTGAGAACTAAATCCCATTTCTTGTTCCTTAACTTCCTCGGTAACTTCCTTGCCTGATAAATCGGTAAATTCCAAAGGCTGCAATGTTTTAAAGTACATTTCCAACGATATTCCATTGGCGTTTAATACTTTCTCTACACCCTCAATAATTAATCGTTGAAATGGTCTTATAACGATGTTATCGAATAATATAGATGCACTACGCAACTCATCGGCATTGTTGCCTAATCCTGTATTGTCTTTAATACCCAACAACATTGGTGATACAATGCGATGGGATAACATTATCTTTTGGGTGGATTCCCTTGATAGGAATTCGTATTGATTATGAGCATCGGATAGTTGAACTGGTGTTATTTCGGTTGCCGTTTCCTTGGAATCGTTAAAGCTTATAATTGCTCTACCTGCATTGGAAGAACCACTCCATTTGGCGTTAATTTGCCCCTCTATTGCGTTTCTTACCTCTTCGGGTGGTTGACCATTATTAAAGTTAATTAACATCGATGGTGCTAAACCATTTTTGATGTTGTTAATATGGTAGTTGCTAATCTCACATTCTAAATCTGCCCATTGTGTACCACCCTGATAATCTACGGGTGCAAAGTAGTACGATCCTGTTGAATAGGGTTTAACCACCAATATGCATTCATTCTCATTCTCATCAAATCCGAATGACGCAAATCGTTTAGGTTGTTGACCACGTTTCAACTTTGCCCAATCGGCACAGAAATACCATCCCTCAATTTCACCTTTATCGTTGCATCGTTCAGGGCGTAGGGTTTGAATAGGCCAATGAGATACCTTTACATAGGATTTCTTGTCCTTGGATTTCACACAATGAAAAGCATACTGCCCTAACATCTTCAAATCCAATGTAACGGCACGGATGCAATCGGGTTTAATAAGCTTTTTAAATTCAATATACCCCTTTAAATTCCTATCGGATTTAACTACCTCCAAACCTAATCCATACACCAAATCTGCAATACCTTTAATTGCGGCATTGTTGGTTGGTGAACCAAGATACAAATCAATTAAATACTGATAATAATCGTTATCCTCTCCGTATTCAACCCAATGTTTATTCTTATGCTCTACAATCGCAGGTGCGGTGTAGGATGCAAATTGCATAAACGAAAAATTCTGTTTTATAATGTTATCCATTC